ACGCCAGTCTGTCCATGAGAATACGACGGAATGCCTGTCTGTTCATCTGCAAGCTGGCGGAATCTATCGAAGAGCTGCATATGGTCTGGGGCGGTATTGGGGAACTTGATTGCATTGACCATATTGCCCGGTTGCCCGGACTGCCTCTCGAAAATCTTACCAGGGTACAGCTTAAGGTCCGTACCCGGTGTCATGTACGTGGAGTCAACCTCAAGAATGACGTTACCGGCAAGTGCAAGGTTGTCAATAGCCATACGAGCGTGACCATTAAGGATGGCCTGCGTATCTTCCATGTTCTCAGCAACACCAACGCCGAAGATATGGTAGGGGTTAATCTCGTAGGGGACGATAAGATAGGGGATGCGAGCCGGCGTGAACGGGTTGACCACAGAACGGATGATATGCGTACCGCAAATCCAAACATTGATCTGCAGTTCGCTCATATCAGTGAATTGATCCGGGATTTCGATGCCAGCCTCTTCGGCAAGATCGCGATCCATGACACCCCAGAACTCCAGGACCTGGAAACGCTCCTTGGTCATGCTGGTCTGCGCCGTATCGTCTAGGAACGACTCCCACCATTCCGGAATGTAGTTCGGACCCTCATCAATAACAGCTTCGATAGCTGCTTTGTTGAAAAGAGGACGATTACGAAGGTCTCGAAGCTGAGAGCGGCTCATAACATGGCGCTCAATCAGGCAATCTGCCTCCCCGATGCTCGTCGCGTCCATGTCCGGGTAGATATTCCAGATGCTGACAGACTCAAGACGAGGGACAGTCTTGGAGTAAGGCACATAGACCTTCTGCCCCATGACATCTTCCCACTTATTGATGGACTTTTCGTAGTTAAACGGTCCCTTTAGAGCACCAGCACCAAGCATACAACTCTCCATGAGAGCGTAGCGAAGGTGAGTGGCAGCATCGCTGTCATCAAGCTGGTCTTTGATGGTCTTTTCCATGCGCTTGGCAGACATAAGCGCCGGTTCAAGCTGAATCATGTTCTGCTTGTCCGGTGCAATGCCTTCATGCACGTTGGTGGGCTCCTTACCCATCATCTTCTTGAGCTTATCCCCCAGACCGCCGAGCAAACTATGCCCACGGGCACCAGGAGGAAGGTCATTACCGTCTCCTGGGTAGCCATAAGACGGCATCAGGCTCCTTTCAGCCTGTTTAGGAGCCTCATTCGGGTCGATATACGCCATATCCGAGACGCCTTCCGGCAGCTGGGACGGCTCAACTCCAATCGGGAAGTTGTTATTACCGAAAACAACGTCAATAAGCTGTCCGTAAGCTGCCAAAACCTTAGTCTTGGTGATCTTTACGAACACTCTGGAGCGCTCATGCTCTCGCCAGACCATATCAGAACCGTACCTACCACGGAAATTACGGTAAGAACGAATCCAACGCTGTTCATCATCAAGTCGACGGGTCTTGATCTGCTCAAAACGCGAATTTACCTTGGCCACTAGGCCAGGAATCTCCAGCGGCTTGCTCTCAGGCTCGGTCTGTACGCTGTCGGCCACGCGCATTTCAATGTCGCTGGCTGTACCCATACCCATCCCGTTACCTTTGTAGGCTGGGACGACCTCTTCTGCCTTAGACCAGTCGGTCTTCATAAACTAACCCTTACTTCTTGAACGTGACGCTCAGGCTCATATCATTCGACAAGCGAGAAATCTTAGCAAGATCGTTGGTAGCACCAGTACCACTCTTAGCAGCCTCAGTCGTCGGCGACACGTTGACCTTGGTGTACGGTCCGATAAGCGACTTATTGACGCTAGCGCCCGAGCCCTTCTTCGATCCTTCCGAACTATTGAACGAACCCTGCGCGATGGAACCGTTCATCTGAGACATAAGGTTATTCGTCTCCCACTTCTCGTTACGATCAGCCTTCATAATAAACTCCTTAGTATCCAAAGTATTTGTCGACAGGGTCCGGGGCTTGACGCTTAGGGACCGATGCAATTTCGAACGAATTATCATTCATTGGGCGAGACATGACACCGTAACGAAACGCGTCGATGGCATGGTCTTCCTGCTTAGTATCGCAATCTTCCGGATTATTAAGATCGGTAGGAATGGAAGAGAGCTGCTTAATCAGATTACGACAAGTGTTGAAGATGAACACCTTAGGCTTGCCAATGTCAGGTTGAACAGACAACCGACGATGAATTTCGTATTTACCAGTGATTCGACTATGAGGACTACGATCTGACGGTCTCCAGATAAGACCGCATTTAGTCATGATTTCAATGATGCTAGGGCCAGTATCACCACGACGAGCCCAGACAGAAGCATCCATAACTCCATATTTAATGTTATCTCCACGTTCCATATCCTTGATCTTGTAAGCGAACAAATCCGCAACTAGACCCTTACCGTAGTATTCTCGGTAGACATAGAGATTATTGTCGTAATCTACTGCAAACCATAACACACAAGCAGGACTACTAAACCCAAAGTCAGCGGCCCTAAATTTAGGCATACCAGTTGTGATGTTGATATCTCTTGGATCGACAACATGTATTGCTCGTTTGAAATCTGGGAATGCCAATCCATCTTGTTCCTCCCACGAACCATCCAACCACTGCTTACGCTTAATTTCCGGCAACGATGCCAGCATAGTCATGTAAGCTTTAGTCTTAGTCAGGTACGGATTATCGGACAGCTTGGCAGGAATGAACCTACGAGAGATATGATTTACAGTACCGTCCGGTAGATCGACCTTATGGTAGAACGTCGTGTTTGGAGGAGCTGGGTCTACGAACATTTCCTTCACCCAAGCAGAGCCTACGTTCCCAGGGTTTCCTGTAGCACGCATATACTCGGGGATACTCGGATCAACAGACCGTAAGGCGCCTCGGAGATCATTCCAGATATCTGGAGTGGGAAACTGTGGAAGTTCGTCAACTCCGATATAGGTGTAAGATTGTCCTTGGTATCGAAGAGCATCTGTTGAAGATTCGGCATAACCGAAGTCGATTCTAGCCCCACTGGGGAATCTCCATTCCTTCTCCTGCTCACGCCATTGCGCACCAGGGAAAGCTTTCTTGTAGAGTCGCTGAGAATGGTTAATCAGGTCTCGCAGCTCAGGCATCGTTCGACGTAGAATGAGCGCATGGTGCGCTGCTTTGTCACAATGGCGTAGGGGATCAACGATAAGTGAGAAAGACTTTCCTCCACCTCGTGCACCACCATAGAACACTTCACGTTCAGGGGAGGCGAGAAAATCGGTCTGAGGTCCGGGGTTGGGCTCGAAGACGACATCTTGTGCGGCAATCAGATCCTTGACTTCAGCAGGAGCAGAAGCAATAGTTTCAGGGATAACAATCTTAGGGGCTTCAGGCTTGAGTAGCTTCTTGGCATCTCCAAGAGCCTCGGCCCGCTTCTTCATCTTCCAGAGCTTGGTGTTCTGGGCCTTGATTTCAGCGTCAAGGTTTTCTTTCTTGACACGAACGCGCTTAACCGGATTAACACACCCATGCTTGACAGCCAGAGTGTTCATAGTAGCAAGAGAGATATTACGGCCCGTGTCTCGGGCGTAGATCATACCAGCAGCACGAACGGAAATAACTTTGTCTGCGATACGAGTAAGGAGCTTATTGATAAGGTCAATCTGTTCCGGGATAGGCTCCCACAACAGGGGATCAGTCTCGGACTTCTTAAATCCAATAGCCACCGGCTGCTGGGCAAATTTAGCCTTTCGAGGCTCTTTCTTAACGTACTCTCTAATCGTGCTCAATTACTGGTAAGGTAGTCAATTCTGCCTTCGCCGGGAGGATAAAGATTCCAATCTTCGTACCCCCCGAGGCGCTACCGTCTCCTTTTTTGCTGATGCCGGTCCTATCGAGAATATCCTTAGCAGCTTCGAGCCGAAGCTTTCCCCCTTCTTGGACCGGATTATCCATAACCCCAACAATATTCTTAGCCGCAGGAAACGAATTAAGAGCCAGATATCCCTCTGTCCGTTTGGCGATCTCATCTTTAACCGCTGCAACAACATAGGCCCAATGCTTGTGTTTGTAGCCTGCAAGCCTCATTGCTTCGGCTGGATCACCATTAGCTTCGCCAAAGTAAGCTTCTAGGAACTTGTTCTGAAGCTCAGTGTACCCATTCTCTTTGATCGTCAGTTCAGTCGACATTAGGTTTAATCCCAACTACTCGCATATCTCGCACAGGATAATGAAACTGAGCAGTCTTGTGCTTTAGATCAACAAGTCCGGCGCTGTGCATAATGTAGCCTAGCTCCCCAGGAGAGTACGCCCATTTATGTGTCATGACAGGACTCTTGTATTCTGGATCACCGAAGAGACCTAAGATGCCAATACGAGGATTCTCTGGTTCCTTGACCATGTTCCTGATACAGGACTGAACATCCGGGCATTCCAAAATAAGTTCACTGCCCGGTTTCAGGACCCTAACCCAATCCGTCAGAATGTCTAATACTTCCCATCTATAGAAATGCTCAATTACATGAATGGCTCGAATACCATCAGCGTAATTATCAGGGAAAGGAAGAGGTTGAGAAATATCCGCTATGATATCAGGAGAGGGGGCACCAGAAGTCCAAGTAGTTCGATCAACTGAGATCCATCCTGGCTCGCGCTTATCACCAGCGCCGAGGTCGAGGAGAATGGGCATTTAAAACTTTCTAAGTTACCACGCAACAGTGGAGCAGGGGACGTAGTGGACAACGCCATTAATAGTAACCTTAAGCATCACACGCGCAAGGCACGCGGCGCCCGATGCACCAGCAACA